CCGATGGTCATCGCATCGTTCCAGCCGAGATCCCAGACCGTGTGCACAGGCATCGCGGGATCGTATGGGACGCGGGCAACGCGCTGCTCGGCGTACATGGACTGGATCTCATGCCGATAGATCGCACCTTCCGCAACGGACCTCGCCTTGCCTTCCCAGATGTGTTCGTAGTCCTCGGCGAGCATGGACCGCTTGGCCTTCAGTCGCTCCTGATTTAGCACTTCCGGGAACCACGGGTTATCGCGCCAATTGATCTCGCAAACCCACGTATCCGGTGATGGCGTGGCGATGAAACGATCAAACGTCTCGTCAGTCTCCATGTCTGGGTTCAGCGTCATCCAGATTTCGGACTGCTCCTTGCGGATCGTGGGAATCAGCACATCCCAGCTCCGCTTACTGACGCCGTGCGCTTCCTCGACCCACACGATATCCACGCCTTCAAACGACTTGATGGAATCGACGGTGTGCTGCTGCAAGCCTGTGAACACGAATAGCGAGCCATTGCGCCCACGAATCTCAGCTTCCAGTACCTCGAAAAACGATTCCAGCCCGAGCCGTGCGATGGTGTCGCTCAACAGGCGATGCACGGAATCCCGCATCGACTTCTGGATTTCACGCGCGCAGAGAATGCGCAGGGGCTTATCCGCAGCCAGGACAAGCAGCACGGCGGCAACAGCCCACGACTTTCCGCCGCCGCGTCCGCCGTGCATCACTTTGTAGCGGCGAGGCTGGAACAGGTCGGCCAGCTTCTCGGGGATCTGAAGCCGAGCCAGTGGAGCGTCGGCGAGCATCACGGCTCATCATCCTCGCGTGCAGGCGGGCGGACGAACTCGACAGCAATACGCGCCTGGATTGGGCCTCCGTTCGGGCCTGAGTGCTCTTGCGTCACCTTGTCACCAAATCGACGCGGCTTGAGCTTCGCCATCAGCCACTTTTTATTGTCTGCTTCCAGACGCACGAGTGCCGCAGACGCCTTATCAACAGTCATGACTGGCTTGCCGTCGAATACCATCGGCTGACCGGTGTCCGGGTCGATGACAGGAACCCACGCCTTGTTGTGTAGCTCGGCCAGCTCTTCGGCCATGTACTCGGCTTGGGCCTCTTTCGCGCGCGCGTACAGGTCGCAGAGAGGGTTTTGTCCGTCTTCGTCCTTCTCGTTCAGCCATCGAGCGATGGTCGCGTAGTCAGGCAACTTGGAGCCGTTATGCCCCTCAGCGAGAATCGTTGTAATGCTCTTTGAGCACGAGGCAATGGCATTGCACACAACGACCATGACCTTTTCGCGGTCCCATTCTTGGCCGTTGCGCATGAATGGGTTTGCCGCCTTCGTCACAGGCTTCCGCGCAGCAGATGCAGCCGGCCTCTTGCGGGCTGGCTTCTTCGCGTCACTGGTGTCTGTCTTGCGTGTCATGCGCGGCATGCTCACGCGCGACGACTGAGTTATCCAGCCCTACAGGGGGCGTAGAAACGACAAACCCCGCCGAAGCGGGGTCTTGTGGGGCTCAACAACTAGCCGATCATCTCAACTCGGATGCCTGGAACGTTTTTGAGATGATCACCTTCCCTTCTTGCAGGCGAATCAGCTCCGCACCAACAACACCATCCTGCGCTTTGGCGATATCGCGGGCACGCATCAGCGTTTCTCCGCACCACTCGCCTTCAATCTGCACATGCCTGCTCGTAATGGTTTCGTCGTGCAGTTTGTGTGTGATGGTAAGCATCAGCATGTTTCTCTCCCTCACTGCTTCTCGAATCCCTTGGCTCAGGTTCCCGTCACCGAGAGCTTTCGCCCGCTCTACCGTCTCGTCGTCCAGCGTTACCTGGACGCGGCGCACGATGGCGCCGTCAAGAGTTTTTCGGCCTCGGCTCATTCGTCGTTGAGCCGCATCTTTGCCAATGCGGCGCCGGCTTGCCGCTCGAACTCGTCAGAATACGCCGCGTATTCCTCTTCGCTGTCGCCGTTGTAGTCGTTGGTGATGTTGTGGATTCCGTGCGCGACGACCTCCTCAAGCCACGTTTGGCTAGAGCCCTCAATCGCCTGCGCAACAACCTGCTCAATGCTCTTTTCCATGATCTCTCTCCGGTCTGTGGTGTCGCCCGTGCGATCACCTTGATTGCATAATACACACTAGAACAGAGAGAGTCAAGCGCCTTTTCTACGCCGTGTCCATCTGATCCACGATCCGCATCATGTCCCTGCGGATTTCGCTGATCTGTGCCTGGAGGATGTTGGACTGATGCGCGCTGTGGTGCCCGATCTCGACCACTGCATATGCCTGTGCGCTGCCGGCCATGATCTCACCGAGCATGCGGGATTCGCGCGGCGATAGATGCATCACCGTGTCGCCCACTTCGAGCACTGTGGTCCCATCTGCGAGCATCGAGCGCGTAATCGGTCGTGCGGGGCCATGCTGCTCTGCCGGCACGAACACGCCGCGCTGTACGTGGTGGATTTTGCCGTGGTCCAGCAGGTAGCCAATGCGGTCGTCAGTCGTCGTGAGCTTGAGCCCGGTCAGTTCGGCGAGCGTTTCGCGGGTGGCGATCTGCTCTCGTGCGTGCAGATCCTGAATGGCTTCGAGAATACGGGCGGCGGTGGATTGGGTCATGGGTTAGACCTCCATCGATACGACGGTTACACGAGCTTCCTCGAACATCTGGAAAGACTCGGCAATCGAGTCTTTCCAGCGCACCATGAAAGCGGGGTCGGGCGCTTCATAGACCACGCGCGTGATTCCCGACTGGATGATGAGTGCGGCGCAGTTTGAGCACGGGGGGCGGGTGACGTAGATTGAGCAGCCAGACAGGTCTTGCTTGGCATGCAGGATCGCGTTACTTTCCGCATGCAGAACTCGCATCAGTTTTTTTTCACGCGGCACAGACATGTCATCCGCAACGCCTCGTGGGAAGCCGTTGTAGCCAAGGGAAACAACCCGGTTATTCCCATCTGCAACGCACGCCCCCACTTTCGTCTGATCCTTGCTCCACGAGGCAACAAGCGACGCAAGGTCTAGGAATCTAGCATCCCATTTATTCATCGGACTTCTCCTTCCCATACGCTTCAACCTCGGCCACTTTACGGCATGCAATCGCGTCTTCCCTGTTTTTAAAGCTTCCGAGCATCACTGTCTTGCCGCCTTGGAATATTTTGGCTACCCACCGGCTTCGATCTTTGCGCCAATAAACACCTGACTTCCCGGAAGTATTATTTGACTTACGGTTTTGATTGAATGCCTGCATTGAATGGTCGTCTGTCCAATAACAGTTGCTCGGGCAGTAGTCGCCATTTACGTCCCTGCGCTCAATCGTGTGGCGCGGGCTAGGCCGATCCCCCATGTCACGAACGAAGGTCGAAAACGACTCCCATTCGCGGCATACTTTAATGCCCCTCCCTCCGTATTTTGGATAGCTTGGATTCCTTTTGTTCTCGCACCGCTGGAACATGGAGGCCCAAGTTTTGTATGAGTACGAATCCCTCTTCCCGTGGGTCGCCCTTCCGCTCCCGATAATCCTGCGTAGGCAGCCGCAACTCTTTGTGTGCCCCGAAGTGAGCTTGCTTGTCTCAACAATTGATTCATTCCCGCAGTCACACCTGCATCGCCACATGCCTTTGGCGCCACTCGACGTAAGCCTACTTTCCGCCGCCTCGTTCACTACGAGCATCCCAAACCGACGGCCTTGCAGTTCCAGTCGGGTCATTGTGCGCGCTCCTGAAGTTCCGCGATTGCGAGTAGGTTCCATGTGGCGTGCGCGAGGTGTGTCAATCCGCTCTCGGGGTCGTGAGGCTCACCTTGGCCGTGCTTGAGCATGTGGCGCATGGCGGCATCCAGATAACGCTGCTGCCCGTTCGGAACGGACTTCCATCCTCCCCGGCTGTACTTGTTCGCGCCCATCGTGCCCACGTCAGCCACGGCAGACAGGGCGTGTGCGAAGTCCAGCAACACGCCGGCCATCTGTTTTCCTGCGTCGAGCTTTGCACCCGGTTCGTTTGGCGCGCGCCCCGTCGGGTCAAACTCGCTGGGGCTTTCCCAGGGCGGGCCTGGAATCCGCGACTCCAGTTCCCGCTCTTGCTTTTGCAGCCACGTTTCCATGCTCATGCGCTCATCT